GGTCCGGGGTTCAAGCTGCTCGGCGTCGCCGCCGCCGAGTTCACGGGCCTGCTGACCCACCCGGGCCTCGACACGTTCGAGTGGCTCGTCTCCTTCTCGCTCCCTCTCCTCAAACCCGCTCCCTGAACGAGGCTCTCATGTCCCAGTTCGCCATCACGGTCCTTCTCCCGCTCCTCGGCATCGCCCTCCTGGTGCTCACCCTGGTCGCCACGCACGCGCTCCGCGCGCACGTGAAGAGCCAGCGAGTCGCCAACGCCATCGACCGCGTGGACGACTTCCTCGTCACCGCCATCCAGGCGCTGGGCATCCCGAAGCTGCAGGAGCTCAACACCACCATCCAGCAGGGAACCATCCCGCAGGCCACCATCGACGCCATCGTGCGCGACACGGAGACCATGCTCGGTCCGACCGCGCTGGGTCACCTCGTCGCCGAATACGGCTCCAACTCGCTGGTGACCCGCCTCCTGGAGACCAAGGCGCGCGCCTACCTCGTCGACCTGGTCTCGCGCGCCATCCACCAGCTCTCCGACACGCCCAACCAGTTCTCCGTCACGATGTCGCCCGCTCCGACCACGCCATGACCGAGCCCACCCACTACGAAGAGCTGTACGCCTTTGTCGGCATCGTGGTGGCACTCCTGGCGCCCTCGCTGCTCGGCATGCGGCTCATGCTACGGGGGGCAATCGACAAGCTGCTGGCCGGGCAGCGGAGCCTGGACGAACGCTTCTCCACGATGGTCGGCGCGAATGACGAACTCCACGCCCGCGTCAGCGCCCTGGAGCGCCTGGTGTCGCGCGTCCAAGTCGAGATTTCCAAGGACTACGTCCGGCGGGAAGACTGGATCCGAACCAGCACGCAACTCACGGTGAAGATGGACCGCGTGGTCGAGACCATCGGCGATCTCCGAACGGAACTGAGGGCAGAGCTCCATGCCAGGAATCAACCCACAGCGTGAGACCGAACGGGTCCGCTGGTACATTCTCACAACGATCGAGGCGGGGCGGCCGGACCCTGTCCGCGAGAAGCTCATCCTTCATACGCTCGCCGACAGTGATCTGGTAGTCACGGCGGCGATCATCCGGCGCGAGCTGGCCTACCTGGAAGAGCGCGTCCTGGTGCACATCACCGGTCGCGACACCACGGACGGCTGGTCCGCCACCCTGACCAATACCGGCGTCGACCTCGTCGAGTACACCATCCCCTGCAATCCGGGAATCGCGCGCCCGCCCCGCGACTGAGCCGCCATGCCTGAGCGCGGCAAAATCTCCAGGCTCCCCGAGTCCCTCCGGCAGTGGCTGGAAGAGGAGCTCGTGCGTCGCGGGTTCGCCGACTACCGCGAGGTCACGGACGCGCTCCAGTCGAAGATCAACGAGCTCCACCTCGACATCACCGTGTCCTTCCCCACGGTGTTCCGCTTCGGCCAGCTGACCGAAGCCCGCGTCGCCAAGCTCAAGCAGTCGTTTGAGATGGCGCGGGTCATCCGCCAGGCCGTCCCAGACGAAGACGGAGCCGCTCTGGAGGCCTTGCAGCGCATCTGCCAGGAGAAGTTGCTCGAAGTGCTCCTGGCGATGCCCTCGTCGTCCCCAGACGACCCAGAGGCCCACCCTATCGACCCCAAGCTGCTCGCCACCATCACGCGCGCCGTCGCCGACTCGGCCCGCGCCACGGTGACGCAGCAGAAGTGGCAGGCCGAGGCCCGGGCTCGCGCCGCCAAAGTCGCCGACAGCGTCGCCGAGATGACCAAGAAGGCGGGCGCTTCCGCTGAGACGGTCGAGAAGATCAAGCGCGAAATCCTGGGGATCGCCTGATGCCCGCGAAGCGCGCCAAGGCGATCCGTAAGGACCCGGTGACTGAGGCCAAGCCACTGCCGCCCGCCCCGACGGGGCTGCTGAAGTATCAGCAGGATTGGATCTCCGACCCGGCACCCGTCCGCATCTACGAGAAGTCGAGACAGATCGGCATCTCCTGGACGACGGCCTGCGAGTGCGTCCTGGTCGCCATGGACTCCGACAACGGCACCGACTGCTACTACGTCACCTACAACCGGCCCGAGGCGCAGCTCTTCATCCGCACGGCCGCGGACTGGGCACGCAAATTCCAGCAGCTCGCCGTCACCGTCCAGGAGGAAGTACTTCACGACGAGGGCCGTGACATCACGTGCTTCTATATCGAGTTCGCCAGCGGCTACCGCATCACCGCCCTGAGCTCGCGGCCGTCGAACATGCGCGGCAAGTCCGGCGCCTACGTCATCATCGACGAGGCCGCGTTCCACCAGTCCATCGGCGAGCTCCTGAAGGCAGCACTTGCCATGCTCATCTGGGGCGGGCGTGTCGCCGTCATCTCGACCCATGACGGCATCGACAACCCGTTCGGCGACCTGGTCGCCGAGGTTCGGGCCAAGAAGCGCCCTGGCTCGATTCATCGCACGACGCTGGACGACGCCCTGGCGGACGGCCTCTATAGCCGCATCTGCCTCGCCAGGAAGCCGGGCGCCCCCCCGCTCGAAGACACGCCGGAAGGTCAGGCCGCATGGCGCCAGGCCCTCATCGACCAGTACGCCGACGGCGCCGACGAAGAGCTCTTCTGCGTCCCGCGCAACAGCGGCGGTGCCTACATCCCGCGCGCGGCCATCGAAGCCAGGATGGTAGATGACGCCACCGTCGTTCGTCTCCAGATGGACGACGACTTCAAGTTGAAGGATCCCGTCTATCGAGAGAAGACAATCCTCGACTGGTGCGAGGAGCACATCGCACCGCTCTGCGCCGCCCTCGACCGAAAGCAGGCGCACTACTACGGCGAGGACTTCGGGCGCGTGAGCGACCTCACCGTCATCGCCCCGATGGCCCTGACGCAGCGCCTCGTGCGCCGCATCCCGTTCCTGGTGGAGCTGGCGAACGTCCCGTACGAGCAACAGCGACAGACCCTCTTCTTTCTGCTCGACCGGTTGCCCCGACTCGCTGGCGGCGCCCTGGACGCGACAGGCAACGGCGGGTTCGTGGCGGAGGTCGCCGCCCAGCGTTACGGGGAGAACCTCGCCCAGAACATCATGCTCAGCGACAAGTGGTACGCCGCGGAGCTCCCGCCGCTTCGTTCCGCGTTTGAAGACGGGATGATCTCGCTCCCGCGCGACGCGGACGTCCTCTCGGACCTGCGCCAGCTCCAGACCATCAAGGGCATCCCGAAGCTCCCGGACGTGCGGAAGAAGTCGGCGGACGGCAAGCGCAAGCGCCACGGTGACGCCGCGATCGCCATCGCGCTCGCCTTCTACGCGTCCCGGACCGAGGTGGAGGAGTTCGGCTACTACCGCGTCGCCTCGGGGATCGCGGCCGAGGAGGACTTCACCGCAGGGCTCGACTGGCGAGGCGACGGCTACAGGCGTCCCCGCAGCAAACGCGACACGCGCCGCGTAAAGGCCACCGCAGGCATCCGCTCGCACCGCGGGGGCGTCCTGTGACTGAACTCAAGCTCTTCGACCACAACGGCCGCGTCGTGAACCTGGAAGCGCTCCAGTCCGAGCGCGGCCGTCCCGAGATCGCGAGCGTTCGCACTATCTGGCAGCCTTGGGTCGCGCCAGGACTGACGCCTCAGCGCCTCGCGGAAATTCTCCAGGAGGCCGTGCAGGGCAACCACAACCAGGCCATGACCCTGGCGATGGAAATGGAGGAACGCGACCCTCACTACCAATCCGTCCTGGCGACACGGAAGCTCGCCGTCAGCGCCATTGAGCCCACCGTCGAAGCGCCGCCCAAGGCAACGCCGCTCGAGCAGGAGATGACCGCCGACCTCCGCGAGCTGCTCGCGGAGCCCGAGTTCGGTGACGTCATCCCGGCGATGATGGACGCTGTCGGCAAAGGGTTCTCCTGCACTGAAATCCTCTGGGAGCGCCGCGCCTCGAAATACAGGCCCATCCGCTACGAGTGGCGTGACCCGCGGTTCTTCCGCTTCGACCGCCCCACGATGCAGCACCCGCGCCTTCTGGGCGCCGACGACCCCGTCTTCGGCGTCCCGCTCGAACCGTTCAAGTGGATCGTCCATGACCCGAAGTTGAAGATGGGCATCCCCATCCGCGGCGGTCTCGCACGCTTGGTCGCCGCGTGTTTCATCTGCAAGAGCTACGTGCTCAAGGACTGGTTGGCCTTCTGCGAAGTCTTCGGCCTCCCGGTTCGCGTCGGGAAGTACTCACCGGCCGCGGACGAGGAAGACATCAACCTCCTCATCAACGCCGTCGCGAACATTGGCACCGATGCGGCTGCCGTGGTGCCCAGCACGATGCAGATCGACTTCCAGGAGTCGACCTCAGCAAACGGTGGCGGGCTGCTTTTTCAGGGCCTTACGAAGTACCTGGACCAGCTCGTCAGCAAGGCCACCCTAGGGCAGACAAGCAGCGTCGACGAAGGCGCCACCGGGATGGGCGGCGGTCAGCGCTCCAAGATGCACCAGGGCGTCAAGAACGACATCCGAGACGACGACGCCGCCAAGTGCGCCAGAACCATTACCCGCGACCTCGGCCGCGCGTACCTCACACTCAACTACGGCGTTCAGCCTCGCTACCCGACCGTCCGCCTCAAGGAGCCGGAAGCCGAGGATCTCTCAGCCTTCTCTACCTCCATCGCGCCGCTGATCGACCGCGGCTTACCGGTCGCCGCCGCCCCCATCCTCGCCAAGTACGGCCTGGAACTCCCCGCAGCCGGCGAGCTCGTCCTGCGGCCGCTGGCGAAAGGCGCGCCCCCGTCGCCCGACGAACCTTCGGACGATGATCCCGACACGAATCGCTCCCAGCTGCCGGCGCCCCCAGTCGATGATGCGATCGATCGAATCCGCAACGAGGCGCTGGCTGACTGGGAGCCGCAGCTCGACGACGTCCTTGCACCGATCCGGAAGCTCATCGACGACGCCCAGACGAAAGAGGAGCTCCTGGCGGCGGTCGACGCGTTGAAGCACGCCTCCATGAGCCAACACGCCTTCGAGCAGGGCTTGACCCTGGCACTCTTTAAGGCACGCGTCATAGGTGGCGCCTGATGCCCACGCAGACGGTCGGCGGCGGTCCCCCTTCCACGACTGTCGGCGGCGCCAGCCCCGTCGTCGTGCCGGAGATCGCCATCCGGTACCTGCAAGGAAAGGACCTCCTGCCGAGCTTCCACTGGTCTGATGTGTGGCTCGACGAACACGCCATAAGCTTCACTGTCGCCAAGGCGATGCGCGACGACGTCCTTGAGGACATCAAGGACGCGCTGGTCGCAGCGTTGGCGAACGGCGATGATCTACGGACCTTCAAGCGCAACCTCGTCCCGATCCTGCAGCAGAAGGGCTGGTGGGGTCTTGGTAAGGAGCTCGACCCGAAGACAGGTCAGGTCGAAGACGTGACGCTCGGCACGCCAGCTCGGCTCCGCACCATCTACGACGCGAACCTACGGACGGCGCGTGCAGTCGGGAGCTGGAAGCGTATCGAGCAGACCAAGCAGTTCCTTCCCTATCTCAAGTACGAGCTCGGCCCGTCGATACGGCACCGTGCCCAGCACCTCGCCTGGGCCGGCCTCGTGCTGTCCGCGGTGTTGCGAGGCGGTGTGGTTGATGGTCTTGCGATCCAGCTGAGTGATGGCCATCAGGGGACCCCGCGCCTTCCGAGCAATGACGCTGATGCCCATCAGGCGGAGCGCCGCGTAAGCGGCATTCC